TCTCAACCTTCGGATCTCTTCTTTGAGCCACTTATTTTCTATTTCTAATTCTTTAATGCGCTGTTCCATTTCCTTTGTAATTATCGGTATCGTAATATCCACCTTTTCTAGTAGCAACAAAAATTGTAGTTAAAACAAAAGGTATTGCAATAATAGTCAGAGCCTTTCCAAGTAGATGTTCCATTAGATTACAGATGAATATTTGGTGGAGTAATCCCACTTTCCGAGGGAATTAAAAATGCTTTTACAAGTGGCGATCGTAGTATCTCCGCCCCTAACCATAAGGTTGTATCCACTGTCCATACTACAAACATCACGATTAACATCACAATCAAGATATGCGATGCCCAATTTTGAACAGTACTCTTCTCTTTTCCAACTGTCCGCAATACTGCTATTGCCATAATTAATAACAATATCGCCTTCACGACATAATCGTAGTAACTCATTGAGTGTATCCTCTACGCTTTCTTGTGGAACTGCAATCATAAAAATTCCTGGTTTCTTATCAGAAATATTCTTATGACTATGTATCATTTGAGAAAGGCTTTCCAGAGAAGTGGTATATCCACTGATATAACCCTTCTCATATTGTTCATCTGATTTTTTAACATCTTTCCCATAACCCCATATTTCATGGCCATTTTTGATTAATAGACGAGAAATTCCTTCACCTATTTGTCCCAGTCCAATAAGTCCTATTTTCATCTATTCCTCCCAAGACTGATATTGAGATCTAAAGTAACTATCAACTTTTTTAAGATCATCAAGATGGACATTGCAAGTATATCCATGATCATCACACCATTCTAATGCGAACTCATGAAATTTTACATTGTTATGAACAACATCAATTCCATATATTCTTGCAAGTGATGACATTACAAAATGCCAACACATGTCTTCTTTTTTCACTCCACTACTCCTCTACAATGAGGACACATCCATCCTTCATCACCAAAAAGTAGACTTGAATGGAATGCACCAGACTCACAAAATTGTTTGATTGGTTCACTGATTTCAGCGTCAACCAAACTCTTATGGCAATGTGGACACTCTCTGAGTGTTAATGGGTAAATCATACTCTACTAGGTACGTATTCAATGTCTTCTAAAACTTGATCAAGAATTGCACCATACTCTCTGAATTTTCTATCTCCAGCGATAAAACAACGTTGTCTCATCCAAACGGCATCAGCCAACATCTTTACTTGTTCTTCGGTAAAGGTGAATTCCTTCATTTGTTTCCCTCTTGTTTTTGTACTTGATCCCAGTCTTTCTGGAATAGTTCTAAACCTTTCTCTGTCATGATGTTTTTATACATGCCCCAGAAGACTACTGGTGGAATGGTTACCACATCAGCACCAAACAAGGCACACTTCTCAACTTGTCGTACATCACGAACGGATGCACCAAGAATCTGGGTGGTAGTGAACCTACCGTGTCCAGTATATACTTCACGAATGTTCTTGATGAGTTCAAGACCATCTACTGAATTATCTTCCCATCTACCAATGAATGGAGAAATGTATGCAGCGCCAGACTTCTCTGCAAGGATCGCCTGTGCGACTGAGAAGACTAAGGTAACATTGACTTTGTAACCAGCGACCGTAAGTGCCAGACACGCCTTAAGTCCCTCTACAGTACAAGGAACCTTGATAGTCACATTCCAAAGACCTTGGAATGCTTGTGCTTGATCAATCATTTCTTCCGCAGTATCAGCAACAACCTCTGCAGAGATTGATTCTAACTGGGGAAATGATTCTTGAATTTCTTTGATAACTTCGATTGGATCACGTCCACTTCTTTTAATAAGAGTTGGATTTGTCGTGACTCCATTCAAAAGACCAGTTTCATAAACTGGTCGGATCATGTCAACGTCTGCGGTGTCTAAAAATATTTTCATCTGTTTTTTTAAAAAGGATAGGCATGTGTCACTCCCCATAAAACGAATAATCCTATGGTTCCAAAGATGACCAAGGTATATAGAGTCAGACTATTCATCACATTCCTCCTCCGTTACGGAATCCTACAATGTAACCAAGTAAAACTCCACACATAAATGATACCCACAAATATAACATGTGGGATACAAATGCAATGAACTCAAGCCATTCTGTCGTAGTCATCGTCCTCCTCGTATAAAGGGCAAGGTTCTTCAAAGAGATATTGCATCCTAAGTTGACTCGTTCTTTCGTAAATTTGTCGGTAAAACTCCTCTCTTTCTTCTTTACTCATCTCTTTTGAATAGGTCCTCTACTTGTTTACGAGTATTGGTCATCTTTTCTTTCTCACGTTCTGCATGTCTATATCCATGTTTACCGTGAAATATAAAATGACCCTGGACAATCATAGTGATACCAAAGAGGAATAGAGTTACTACTCCTACCCATTCGGTAATGTGATATTCAGCCATGGTAGAACAGGTGGAATAACGCCAATAAGTCTCAGAAGTCCCTCAGCAAATAAAGCAAGAACCACCCAACCAACACACATAGAAATAATGGAAGCATTCCGATTGTGTCTGCGTATAGCAGCATCGATCATCTCCTTCACTTCTGATCGGGTTACCAAAACATCTTTTTGTTCAGACATTTCTTACTTCTCTTAAGTAACGGTGATACATGTCCAATACCTGATCCCCACCATTTTTTTCAGAGGGATTCCATCCTTGACTAAGAGTAAAATCGCAAAACTCATAAACATCTGTTGTAAGAACTACACCAAGTTTGATTAAAATTCCCATTAATTTAGATCTTTTTTCAAAGCACTCATCCTTAAATCGCCAATCATAATCACTGATCATTTTTCATCTCCAAGAATTTTAGCCAGGGGATCTTTCTGACCTTTCACAATTGCACATGCTCTTTTGTAGAACATGTTGTCGGTGTTACCAGAAGCCTCGAAAGTCTCCTTGATTTTCACCCAATTCTGATAGGTGTGATCGTCCATGTGTTTATTGAGTTGTACATGGCTATATACTAGTCACGGAGGCTTTCAAGTCAACATTTTGTGTTCAAATGATAACACTCATTAAACAATTATTAAATTTGTAACTTTTCTAAACGGAAAGGGTGGGATTCGAACCCACGGAAGCTTTCACTTCGCCAGTTTTCAAGACTGGAGCCTTCAACCACTCGACCACCTTTCCAAACGGAGGATGTTGGATTTGAACCAACGGATACACCTAAAGTGTATCGGGGGATTAGCAATCCCCTGCATTAAACCTAACTCTGCCAATCCTCCTATCGGATTTCAAAATTCAATTTTTTGACTTTACGAGCCCTTCTAGATTCCTGATATGCAAGATCAGAGGCACTAAGTACATTAGAATTTTTATTTTCTTTTATAGAGTTTAACATGACAACTTGATTTAAGTCAATTGCTGTTAATGTGGCTCCTTTTAATAAGGTCATATTGTCACAACCACAACAGACCGATTTTGTTGGGTGCGATTCCAACTCGGTGTTACACACCTTACATCTTACTTTTAACATTGTATGTATTTTTATATATCAATAAGGTTACTTCCTCATTGGTGTTATTTATAATGCTTGATGACGGGATCGAACCGCCGACCGCCTCGGTGTAAACGAGATGCTCTACCGCTGAGCTAATCAAGCAGAGAGCGGAATACCGGATTCGAACCGGTGACATCCAACTTGGAAGGATGGCGTTCTACCACTGAACTAATTCCGCATGAGACAATTATATCTATAAAGAATTTAATTGTCAAGTGTCGCTGAAGGGACTTGAACCCCCACGAGTTACCTCACTGGAACCTAAACCCAGCGCGTCTACCAATTCCGCCACAGCGACTGGCTCCCCCGGCAGGATTCGAACCTGCGACCAATCGATTAACAGTCGATGGCTCTACCGCTGAGCTACAGAGGATTATTTGTCTTTTCTTCTTTTGTGGTTTTGAAGTAAAGTTTATAATACCTCTTCTTCATTTCATCAATAACATTCATATCTTCTTCAAATCCCATATACTTGAGATGTTGGTATACACCTTCCAACTCACCTATGAGTAGAAGAAGATTGATAGAAGTTCGTGGTCTTCCACCAAACTTATATCTATTACGATCAAATTTGTCCATAAAAGAAGAAAGGACAACGACTCAGGAGGGACTTGAACCCCCGACCAACTGCTTAGAAGGCAGATGCTCTATCCAACTGAGCTACTGAGTCATCTGAATACCCACATATTATAAGGGATGTGGGGAACTTTGTCAAACTAGTGTTGGAGGAAAACCGTTACACAATATCTTCCCAAACCTTTACCTCTATTTTCTTCTTCAATTAGAACAGGTGTTACCAAATGTCTTGCATGAGAAGGAAACATTAACATTGAATTGTTTTTTGCAGAAAAAGTCTTGTTGAATTGTGGGAGAAAAAGATCTCCACCCGAAAATTTTTTAGGTTCTTTATAGAACCAAAATAAACAGGTAACTACACATAGATCATGATGTTCTTTATATGAATCACCATGATCATAATAACTTACCAAACAAGAAGATTTTCTTGTGGAAAGTATTGCAGTAGAATTAAAACTTAACTTAGAATATTCTAATGTACTGCCTTGAAATATTTTACTCGCACAATTATATATTGAAGATACTCTTGCATAATCTACGAATAATCTATCTAAGAATACACCAGAATTTTGTTTTAGAGGAACACCATCATCATCTACAGCTGTACCCGTATCACCAGGATCTTCTAAAATTAGAGGACTGTTAATAAACTCCAACTCTTTCCAAATAGAACATAACTCTTCTTCAGTGAAGAAGTTCTCTTTGTAAATGTAATCAAGTTCATTTCGTACATGATAATGTTCAGACATACTCTAAGTTAAGACCAGACTATTTTTTTAGTATAGTCATATGCATATTGTTGACGATATCCTTTGATACCCCAACCCAACCAGTAATAAGCACCGACCATGTATTGATCTACTGTTCTACCAGTTCCTTCAAACTCTGGAAGGTAACGCTGGAATACAGACTCATTGATCATATATGCCGTCTGACCTTCGAGTGACGAAGGATCATAACCATAACGTTTGGCAAATTTACCAAGATTACGATAACGATTTATTGAAGTCCACTGAATGAGTCCGTAACCACCTCGACGACATTGATGATAAGGAACTCTGGCACCACCTTCACATATGTTGGGAATGAAATTGCTTTCAGACTTAATGTTTCCCATAATCGTTGCAAGAGCATTACGATCTGAGATTCTAGTTTTTTCTTGGAGTTTTTGAAGAACGTACTTCTCATTATCGTTACAACCAGGGCACTTCCAAGATGGTTGATATTTTACCACAGGAATTTCTACTGGTTTTGGCGGAGCAGAAATTTCACTAATGCTAGGATAAGCACATGCAGCACCAGCAGTAGCGAGTAAACTCACTCCAATTATTCGACTAATCATTAAATTACTAGTATAGAACATCCGTTACAGGAATTAACAATTCCTCACGGCACTGTTTATTTAGAGCCATTAATAGACTCTTTAAATTCTTCATATACAGCGCAAGCGTTGAAGTATTCTCCAATCTCTACGAGGTAATGAAGTCGGTCAATAATACTATCTTTGAGCTCATCTACATTATCAATCAGTTGATTTTCCATGAAAATAGTCCTTCCTGTAATAACGACCGAGAACATTAGAATTGTAGAACCTTGGGAGACCATTGTCAAGCGATTCAGTCAAGACGTTATGAACGAATAACTGACGGGTCTCCTCATAGTTTACTTTTCCTAAAGTACTATGTAGTGATAAAATTTCTCGTTGGAAGTTCTGTTTTCCGTACTTTTTTAAATCATCTTTTAATTCTGGACAAGATCCATAATACTTTTTCCAATCGGATTCTTGTTTTACTTTTCTCTTTTTTCCTTTTGGCTTTCTGAACGACCAAAAATACTTTCGCCCAATGTATTGTCGTTGGTTGGACTTATTGGTAATGAGATAAACAAAACCAAAGTAGTCCAGAATATCATCAGAACTAAAAGGTCTCTCCATAAAGGTCCATGGGTTTTCATAATCACAGCCCATCAAAAGCTCATAAGAATTCAAGAGCTATTTATCTCTTGAACCCTGACAGAGTTATTGTATACGTTATTAGGGGCTTATGTCAAGTATAGATTGTTCATGAATAAACTTAAGTAATATTTTAGCCCAAAACTCATGAAATGATTCTGGATAATGCATAGACCACCTTTCTTCTTTTTGGAGATGTTTCCAGTCTGGATGGTGTTGAGCCACTCCCCAATAACTATAATTACGTTGCATAAAATATGATTGTCTTTGATTGTAATTTAACTTATTAGTTTTGTGATGTCCAAAAAAATTGTTTTTGTCAATTAAACTCCAATCTCCAGGAATCCAACAATTGCTTAAATGAAAAAGGTATGGTATTTTATTAGCCTTACATATAGTTTGAATAGTAAAAATATGAGATAAAGATTTAAAATTTAGTTCTTCTTCTGTATGACATCTTAAATATCTCGCATAACGTTTAGTATATTGAGAATCCATTGACATTTCTATTTGTACATTCGGATCTAAACAAGAAGATGTACAATGTCGTATGTTTTTGGCACTTAACTGTATATAAGTTCTAGATGGTTCAGCAATATTACAAAGAACAAAAACTTTTTCTTTTTCTATCAAAGCTTTTTGAATTCTTTCTATAAATTTTTTTATTAACCAATCATTACTACCTCCACATTGAGCATAATTTTCATAATCCCAGTTATGATAATTTGCAATGTGTGCGGGATATGCGTTTTCATAACATGAACCAGACCACTTTTCATCTATCTCTGCGCCCGAAGTGTGACTATCGCCAAAAGCAAGTAATTTTCTTTTCATGTCCACACCTTTACGTTATACAAATTTTCCCACTCTCTTGCTTGAGTTTCATCATTAATAATAGGTTGACCTTTAATATTTAAACTCGTATTCAACAACATTGGACAACCAGTTTTTTCATACCAAAGTTCCAGTAATTTTCTAAACTTTGGATTATCTTTCTTGGATAAGGTTTGAACTCTACTCGTACCATCAACATGAACTATTGCTGGGAATAGATCAGGTCTCTTGCATTTGACAGTGAACTGCATATATGGTGATGAAATTGTTGGCATCTGAAAGTATTCAGACGCATACTCTTCAAGAATTACAGGAGCAAAAGGTCTAAACTCCTGTCTCTTCTTTATTTTATTTACCCTATCTTTTATTCTCATTCCCCTTGGGTCTGCAAGTAGACTTCTATTTCCAAGGGCTCTTGGTCCAAATTCAGCTCTATCTCTAGCTAATCCACAAATTTTATATTTTCTCAGGTAATTAACTATTTCAATATTGTGGTTTTTAGATCCAATATTATATCCAAGATATGGATTGGTCCAACTAATGTGTTTCTTCTTATCTGCAAGAACGGCGCCAATTGAAGAGCCATTATCCCCAGGTGCAGGCATTATCCAAACATTATGATAATAATTAAACGCAATAGGATTTGCAGAACAATTTAAGGCACACCCTCCCATCAATACAAGGTTGTCTGATTTCACCAATGTCTTTGATAACTCCAGTATTTTTCTGAATAAAATCTCATAAACTGTTTGAGTTCCCGCAGCAATATCAAAGTAATCTCTTTCCGTATTTAAATCTGGCCTCCAATCTAAACACCCTCGATGGAGATTTTTTTTAAATTTAAATTCTTCCCCAATAAAATCATCAAAAATATCACAAGTCAATCTTGTAGGATCTCCATATGCAGACATCCCCATAAGAATATATTCTTCTTCATTTGGCTTTAATCCACATCGTTGAGTCATGGCAGAATACCATAATCCTATGCTATGTGGATATTTTAATTCATATTTAAGTTCTAATTTATTTCCCTCAGCTTTCCATATAGTAAGAGTTTGAAACTCTCCTATAGCATCTATAACAACAATAGCACTATCAGTATATCCAGACGTAAAATAACCACCACAAGCATGAGTGTAGTGGTGATCGTAATAACGAATAGGACAATCTATGTACTTTTTAAAGTTTTGATTCCACCCTTGGCCAGCAATAATTTGTCGAAGTGTTTTTTTATATGGATTTTCGTACCAACAAACAAGTTCCGGTTTACCAAATGATAATGCATGTTTAATAAGATCGTCACTTATAGTTGGATCATTCTTAATGCCTGTGAATCTTTCACTTTCACTCGCAAAAATAATAGTATCACCAACAAAAACAGAAAGTGCAGCATTGTGACTTTCTGATGAAATCCCCCAAGTAATCATTTGTAAATAAATGGATCCCTCTTCTGTAACTTTTTAAGTCTTTTGGAAAATTCTCTTTCCCTTTTCCAATTTGAAATTAAGTTAATAAGTTTTTTGATCATTTTCCAAAAGACGATAAGTTATTATTCAGTCCTTTTTATCTTTTTTAGCCTGAATTTTTTTGTTCAATGCCATAATATCTTTAATACTCATGTTACCGATGCCAGTGAAACCATCCTTAGAAGGATCTGGTTGTTTCTTACTGTCATCCTTATAACCGCCCGCAGAACGGGCAGCACGACGATTCTCATCTAACTCAACTTCCTCTTTAGCCTGAATTTTTTTGTTCAATGCCATAATATCTTTAATACTCATGTTACCGATGCCAGTGAAACCATCCTTAGAAGGATCTGGTTGTTTCTTGGAATCATCCTTGGAACCACCAGCAGCACGGGCAGCACGACGGTTTTCATCTAACTCAACTTCCTCATTTTTTACCATACCAGGGATGTACTTACCCTTGGTAGCCTTATCATGGGCCTTAATAGAGACCTCTTGATAGTCTGCATAAGATGATCCAGCGGACTTGCCGAGTCTTCCAGGCGACTTTGCGGACTTCTTACCGTCTTCCTTCCTTCCCCTCTTCTCTTCTGCTCTTTCTCTTGCAGCAGCTTTTCTCATTTCACGATCATGTTCACGATTCTCATCTAAAAGTGAAAGAATAGCGTCAAGAGTTACTGAGGCTTCTTCTTTCTTAAGGTTTGCCTTACGATACTCAAGATCTGCACGAGTTCCCTTGTCCATCTTACCTTGGGACTTGGGTTTGGTCTTACCACCCTCATCAGGTTGAGAACCAGGGTTTGCTGCCTTGACTCTGCGACCATGGGTGTATTCAGCACCACTCATTTTGGAGTCACCAGAGACCATCTTACCACCTTGGGAACGGTCATCCTTATACTCATCGGAAGACTGGCCGTGCTTACCCTTGTAACGTTCTACAATATCATCTCTCCACTCTTCACTCATGTTTGTCATGATTACGAGTGCATTCTCTTCAGTCTCTGCATAACCTTCATCTAGAAGGTATCCTTTGACTAGATCAAAGAGGTCTACACTATTCCAAAGTGGTTCTTTGCGTGGTTGAGCTCCAGTAGGTTTAGGTGCTGGTTTTGGAGTAGGTGCAGCTGCTGCAGGTTTGGGAGCAGGTGCAGCTGGTTTAGGTGCAGCTGCTGCAGGTTTGGGAGCAGGTGCAGCTGGTTTAGGTGCAGGTGCTGCAGGTTTTGTTGCAGATCCAAACTGAGATCTGTTTACACTTGCTTGACCAATCTTACTGGTACTAAGAATCTTCTTAGCATTAGGAGACTTGGAAATACTAGCAATAGCTGCATTTCCTCTAACTCTCTCAAGTTCTGCTTTGTTTCTTCCAGGCATATCCTTCATCAAAGGATTTGGAGTCTTTGGTTTTGCAAAGTCTTTACCATACTTGGCTTGATTTGCTTTCATACCAAACTCTTTTGCCTTTGCAGGATCAGTTTTTCTGAGTTCTTGGTACTTTGCATTGGTTGCAGCATCTTTCTTTTGACCTGCAACTTTATTATAACGAGCTTTCTCTGCGTCACTGAAGTTACCTGCAGTGAACTTTCCAGTCGCCTTATCAAGTTTACCTTCTACTCCGCCTTTCTTAGCAAGAACAGTTTGCGATGCTGGAGCAGCAGGACGAGATCCTCCGCCACCACCACCACCACCTCCAGCTGGAGGTGTAGGGTTTGGTTTTTTATTTTTTGCGTCTTTTTCCGCTTGTTGTTTTCTGAATACCTCTAAACCTTTATTAAGGTCTCCACCGCCAAGTTTTCTTAAATTAGCTTCACCAGTCTGTCTGGTCCTATATCTTGCGTCTCTATCAAGTGCGGCATCACTTCTCATACTTCTTTCATAAGAATTGGTCCATCCCCTATTCTTTAGTCCAAATTGAGCGTTATATTGTGCTTCCTTACCCTTTCTTCTCTGAGCCTCACCAGCAGCACCGCCACCTGCTTGTTGGATCAAACGATCTCTTTCAATACGAGCACGTTCTTTCTCTTTCTCTCTCCGCTGTCTCTCTGCCGCACTTGGAATATTAGAACCCTCCTCAGTATCAAACTCTCTAAGAAAATTCAATTCTTCATCAAGAATTTCTACTTCTTCTCCCAAGAAATCCTCAACAATATATAACTGTTCATCAATAAGTTCTGGTTCACTATAGATAGTTGAATAGGCCTCCATGAGACCTTTAATGTGTTGTCCTTCCATCTTTACTGCAACAAAAAGTACTTTATATGATAGTATTTATCATAGAACAGTTTTCTTACAAATAAATATAAGAAGCAGGAATAATGGGTAAAATTAATGTCCAGACTTGGAATTAATACGGGTAATAATGCAAATGACAGTCAGGGGGATACTCTGAGATCTGCAATGGGCAAAATAAATGCCAATTTCAGTGAACTATATGAGTTCTTTGGTGATGGATTTAATCTAGAGAGTTACGCAAATAGTTCTGGAATATCAAGTATTTCAGAAGGCCTAACAGGTGATCCCTCAATAGAAGTCAGCGGAATAGTTAATAGTGGAATTACAACAACAGAGTACATAGAAGTAAGAAATATAAACTCAACTGGCATTATTACTGCTGTTCAATACTTTGGTGATGGAAGTCAATTAGAAAACGTAATTGCTACAAACTCTGGTGTAGAAGCTCTGGATAATGATGTAAGAAAAGGAGTTGCACAAGAGTTAAACTTCCGTAATGGAATAACTGTATCTGCCCCAGACGGAGTTGGAAGAGTAGATATAGACGTAACGGCAACCCCTGACATAGGCGACAATGTAATCACTGGAGTCTTAACAGCTACTGATAGAATAACAGTTGGTACGGCAACTACTTTTACTGATGAATTAGTAATCAATGGTAATGCGAGAATTACTGGAATTCTTACCATTGGTACTGGATCAATTACATTGGATGCTAATGCAAGAACGATCCAAGGTGTTGACCAAATTAAAGTCGGTCAAGGATCATCAACACTGGTAATTTCTCAAAACTTAGAAACTGGTAGTCTCCAAGTAACTGATGAACTTAGTGGAGATATTAAAGGTGAAGTTGGTTTTGGATCTACAAGTTCAATCAACACCACTGGTATTGTAACCGCAAGCGCATTCTATGGAGACGGATCCAACCTTACGGGTATTGATGCAACAGCATTAAAAGATTCTGGTGGTAATGTAAAGATCCAAGCAAATACTTCTGGTGCTGTTGTTACTGGTGTATTGACTGCAACTTCTTTTGAGGGTGACGGATCCACCTTAGAAAATATTGTTCCCAATGTAGGGATATCAAGTTCAACTACCGCAGCCATTGAGATTCTTTTCGAAGATGACTTTGGTGATGGATGGAATGGTGGTGAGGTGGATGTTTACGTTAATGATGTATTAGTTTCTGATAATCTTACTATTCCAGATGATGGAAATGGAGACGCTTTAAGTTTCTTAAGTTTGATATTAAATGATGTTTCTGTTGGTTCTACCATAAAAATAGAACGAGTAACTCTTGGTGATTATCCAGAGGAAATGGTCGTTAATACGATACGAGTTTATGGAGATACTACTGGATCATTAAATGGTTTATTTGGAACTCAAAGATATTTCTTCGGTGCGACTGGTATTGGCACTACTACAGTAACTCTTAATGTTGCAAACTTTCAAGTACCACCAGGTCCAGTTGGAACTTTAAATGAAGTTAGATACAATGGTTCCACACAATCATTCGAAGTTTACAACGGAACCGCTTGGGTAAAGACTGGTACAGGTCTTATTATAAAAAATAGTACTAACATAATAACAGATTTAACGACATTCCCTGATAATGGGGGTTCAGCCCAGAACAACGATAACATCTTTTTTGGACGTAATGCTGGATGTGGTATTGCGACGTATTCTAGTTGCAATATTTTCATGGGTCCTGGTGCTGGACAAAGTTCTGGAAACTTTACGTGCAATAATAATTTCTTTGGAGAATGTGCAGGTTATCAAGCTTCAGGAAGACATAATAATTTCTTTGGACAATGTGCAGGATTCAACAACACTAATAGTCATAATAACTTCTTTGGACAATTGGCAGGAAAATCCAACACCACTGGATTTTATAATAACTTCCTTGGTTATTGGTCAGGATGTTCTAACACCACTGGAGGTTGGAACTTCTTCGCCGGTCAACAACCAGGTTTGAAGAACACCACTGGATCAAATAACACATTTATAGGTAATCGTGCAGGATGTGGTAATACTACTGGGGATGGTAACCTCTATATTGGAAGATGCGCTGGACGTGTTTTAAGAGGTAATAATAATATAGGTTTAGGATGTGAAGCTTTATCAGGTAATCAAGCGTTTAGTGATCCAGATGCGAACGACAATATTGGCCTAGGATTTCAAGCAGGTAAGTTTGTTGACACTGGTTGCAGAAATATATTGATTGGTCGTCATGCGGGGTATGGTGTTAAAGACGGAGACAATAACATTGCTCTAGGTGAGTGTTCTGGTTTTGGTCGCGAGCCAACTGTTGGCGTTGGTACTAATAATATTACTATTGGAAGATATGCTGGTAAATATCTGGGTCTTGCATATAATAATATTTTTATTGGTGAGTGTGCTGGTCACGGTCAATTAGCCAGTATAGTGGGTGGTAATAATTTAGTAATTGGATCTAGTGCTGGTAAGTGTCTGACCAATGGATCTGGCAATATCCTCATGGGTCAACAATCAGGATTCTTCAACACCACTGGGAGTTGCAATAACTTCTTTGGTTTTAATGCAGGATGCAATCAAACCTCTGGTAATAACAATATTGCAATTGGATATAATGTCCAACTTCCAAATCTCACAGGAAATGACCAGTTAGCAATTGGTTCTGGTTCTAATCATTGGTTAGTCGGTGATGAGAACTTTAATGTTGGTATTGGTTCTACACAACCAACAGCAACTCTTGATGTTAATGGAACACTGAATGTTTCTGGTGTTTCTACATTTAACAATAACGTAAGTTTAGGTGGTACTAGTGGTGTTTCTAACATTACTGGATTGAGTAGATTAGAATTATATAATAGTGCTGCAAATATTGTTATTGGAAACCCTCAGACTGCAGATTATATTGATCTTAATCTATCTAAGACAATAGAAAATGTTTTTATTGGACTTAATGCGGGACAATATTTTGAACAGGGAAATGGTAATAATATTATTGGATTTAGTGCTGGCCAGCAGGGGGTAGTTGGTGCAAGTGATTTTGCTTACTTCAATAATATTATTGGATATAGTGCTGTACAAAATTTAACCAGTGGTTCATATAACCAAGCAATTGGTGAGGGATCACTACAGAATCTTACTAGTGGTGATAGAAATATTGCAATTGGTAATTATCCTGGATTTGCAGTTACTACAGGCGATCACAATATTTTACTTGGTGATGATGCAAATGTCACAAATGGATCTGATTCATATAATATTGTAATAGGTAAAGGTATTACAGTAAATGGTAACAATAATCTTGCAATTGGTATAAATGGTGAAAAATTAATTACTGGTGTTAGAGATGGTGCAGTAGAACTCTATTATAATAATCTTAAGAAATTTGAGACCACTGGTTATGGTGTAACCGTTTCTGGTGGATTAAATGTATCTGGTATTTCTACATTACAAGGAGATGTAAGAGTTGGTATTGATACTTCTCAGGGTGTTATACTTACTTCTCCAAATGGAACACAATATCGTCTAGTTGTTGATGACTCTGGAAATCTTTCAACTTCTGCAGTTTAATGGTATAATAACACTAAAATAAATAATTAAAATTTTTAGAAACAATGGCAAAAGAAAAAAGAAATAGAGAAAATATAGAATTTAATTTAGATCAATGTCTAGAATCTACAGGGGACAGTGAAGGTTTAGTTCGTCGTCTTGTTTCTAATAATGAACATAGCGAAGAAATTCATGATACTATTACAAGAAATACTGAACACATTAAAATCATTCTCGGAAAACAACAAGTAATTGATTCCGAATCACCAAGAATTGCACAATTTCAAGAAGCTGTTGAACTCGGAGAAGCTTTTGTTGCTGCGGAATAATTAAATTATGAAAGAATCTTATAGTATTTTCCAAGTTCAAGGTGGATTGGGAAAACATATCGCTTCAACAGCTGTAGCACAATGTATTAAGAATAATTATCCAGACAGAAAACTTATTATTGTCTGTGTGTATACTGACATTTTTATCAATCTACCTTTCGTTGATAGAGTGTATCAACTTGGTAATACAAGTTATTTCTATCAAAATTATATTGAAAATAAAGATTCAATTATTTTCCATCAAGAACCATATTATACAACAGATCATATTCATAAACGTCTTCCACTAATTCAAAATTGGTGTAAGATGTATGGACTTAACTATGGCGGAGAATCCCCTCAGGTTATTTTTAATGGATTGCAACATAAAATATCAAGAGATGTATGGGTAAAAGATAAACCAGTAATGGTTATTCATACTAATGGTGGCTTAATCACACCTGATGCAAAACCTTATATGTGGGCAAGAGATATGCCTTTTGATATTGCACAACAAATAGTAGATAAGTATCATAAAAAATATACGATATATCAGTGTACAAAAAATAATTCTCCTAAACTTAATAATGTTATTCCAATTCAATTTGATGATAAAATGCAATTATCAATTATGGAATATTTAAGTATCCTTATTCACAGTGATAAGAGAATATTAATAGATAGTTGTTTGCAACATGCGGCCTCTGCACTTAATTTGCCGTCATTAGTTCTATGGAATGGCACCAGTCCAAAAGTGTTTGGATATGATATTCATACAAATATTGAAACAGTAAAACCACAAAATTTTAAACTTCCTGGAAGTTACTTATTTGACTTTGATTTTGATGGTATAGAACATGAATACCCTTTTAATGAAACTGAAAATTTATATGATATAGAAAAGATTTTTAGTTACATTGAAAATTGATAAATAAAGACAGTTATATACCTGAAAATCTAAAATGAAGAAAGCATTGATTGCTTTTGGAATGATACTGATGGCGGCACCTGCTAATGCCGATATTACTCATAAACTATCCTCTAGTGTTCAACTGACTGTTGATAGTCCCGTTGTTCAAACTAACAGAATCGGTTCTACATATTCTGTAAGTGGGAATAACATTACACCATCAACCGTAGGTGGACTTGGTTCTCTTACTGCAGGAAGTGCAGTTGGATATACC